TACAACCGATTACTTGAATTTTATCGCTCTAATAAGTAATTGATTATCAACTAAAAGTAAAAAAGAATGTAAAATAAATTACACTTATTGTGTTTATATGTAATTAATATTGTATATTTGTAAGACAAAAACAAACAAAAATTAAATAATTATGATTGAAGTAGTAGTAGGTTATTTCTTAATGCGATTATGTATGAAGATTGACGAAGTGATTAAGTATGAAATGAAAGTTAAAAAGAACTTAGAAAACGGAAAGAAGTTGTTTATTGACGACCGCCCTAAATATGTGAACGTATGAAAGAATACTTTGATATAAGCATACCAATTATCTACGAATGGAAAATGATGCGTAGAGTTGCTATAAATCGCTTACAAGCCACAGGAATGAGTTTAAAAGACATTTCAGAGGTGTTGGGAATGAGTTATAAAAACACTTGGCAACAATCAAACAAACACATAGACAAAGAAATTGACTCAATGTTTAACTTTTACTTATCGAAAGGTAGATACCCAATAAGAGAAGGTAACCGCACAATTTGGAAACGATGCAAATAAGAATAATAAAATGCGAAGACAAAACTAAATGGTATAACGATTTAGTAGGCTTAGAGTTTGAAGCTAAAAAAATAGATACGCACGGAAGGGCAGTTTTAATATCAACATCTAACAAGTTATTAATAAATAAAGGGGATTTTGAAAAGACTTCTTTCACTTATACCTACAAAAAAGAAACGTACACACAAGATGAAAAGATGGTAATTTTCGATATGTTGGCAAATGGTTACACGGTTGCAGACATAAGCGAGAAATTCGATTTAAAGCTGGCTTATTGCTATCTTTTACGTGAGGAATGGAACAAGTTAAAAGGTGTACATTTAGGTGCTAAGAATGAGCCTTATTACACGGATGAAAACGAAGCAATGCAGGACTTTAGATGTACTTATGAAGACCTTTCACCAATAGAAAAAAAAATGTATGATGGATTGTAGATTAAAAATAATTAGAGCAGTTAATTACTGCGACATGAAAAGAGAAGAATTGCTTAAAGAAGCAATAGAAAAAAGAGTAACGATTGGTGAAATTTACGTTGAACGATTAAAACAAATAGAAGATGAAAAAAGAAGAAATGAAAGCCATTAAAATGGTGTTAGGTGTTTATCTATTTTACGCAGCACTTGTATTGATGTTTGTTTTACCATTATACATATTAGTAGGATGCCTTTAAAGAGATGTTTTACTTGCAAGAAAAATTACCCTCTGATAATGTACCACATAAATAATTCAAAGTACCAACGTGAAGCAGATAAAGGGGTTGTAATCGAATGCAGAATATGTGGTTATAAGAGAGCTAAAAAGTTCGGCGGTTTAATGGCACGAATAGAGGGAAAATTTACCTTTGTAGAAATGAGTAAAAAAGAAAGAATAATTAATTTTTTTAAGAAATGAAAGTAAAAGTAGGAAAACATGAGATACAAGTACAAGACAACTTGTTTGCTCAAAAAAAGGTTATGAATGCATATATTATGATGCAGATAGCTTTTGATGAAATAGAATGTTTAACCGATACAACACTCTTTAAAATGCAAAATAAGACACGTATAGTTAACACGTTGAGTTGGTTAGAAGGTGTTTGCACTGAAATGACAGGTGTTATGAACATTGAGGAAAATGCAGGTTTAACAAAGTCAGTTGACTCAGTTAGGGAGTTGCTTAGAGCATTTGAAATTAGTTATGACAAAAAATTAGAAGAATATGAAAGAGGAATACAAGAAGTTTGAGGATATTTACTCAATTAGTAACTTTGGCAACGTAAAGAATAGGACGACAAGACGTATTTTAAAGCCATTTGCGAAAGATAGAAAGGTTGTTGTAGGTATTTACTTGCCGAACGGAAAACAAAAGCAAATAGGAGTAGCTTTACAAGTGGCTAAAAGTTTTGTAGATCCAAAAGTAAAAAAAGTAGTTAGAATAGATAAGGATAAGTTTAATAATAGAGTTGATAATTTAAAAATTTACGTATGAAAATAGGGGATAAATTATTGTTATTGGAGTTAGGAATAGACTACATGACTAAGGGAAAAATTTACACAATTAAAAGAACTGAAACGTTCGGAACGTCAAGGTATTTCAGTGTAACAACAGATAACAATTTTGTGTGTTATTTTAACGAGAGCGAAATAGGTAAAAAATTTAAAGATTTAAGCAATGGTTAATTTAGGACAAAGGTTAAAAGGTTGCCACACATCTGAAAACATAGGAGTGATTAAAGATGTAATCTACAAGGTAAAACAAGTTAATCGAGATGAATTACAATTCAGAGTAGAAGGTCTTACCCATTGGTTTGATTTCAGCGATGTACCTGGTGTTTGGTTTGACGAGGTTAAAGAATATGACTTTATAAATCCTAATCACTACAAACAAGGCAGTAAGGAAGTGATTGAAATGATGGAGCTTATTTGGGGAAAAGAGAGCTTAGGTGTTTACTGCGAAATGAATGCATTTAAATACAGAATGAGATTAGGATTAAAGCCTGAGCAATCCGTTGAGAGAGATTTAGAGAAGGCAAATTGGTATGAAACGAAAGCAAAAGAATTAAGAGGATGAACAAATATAAATTTACAGCAATTGTTAGGGATTGTTTAACATATCCAAAGAATTTGTTTGATTTATTTGATATGTTTTTTGAACCAAAAGAAAAAGATTTTTATACAGTTGAAAAAGTTGGTCAAATGAATTATGAAATAGTTTTTGAGATTTATGGTGAAGAGCAAAGAGATAATATAAAAAGATTATTAAATAAAACAGGTTTAAGATATGAAGAAAGTATTTATACCAGCTTATAATGATTGGTTTGTAATCATTAAACAAAGTGGTAACTTGGCATTAATTCAATTTCACAATAAACAAATAACATTTAACATTTTAGGTTTAGAAATAAATGAAGATAACGGCTAAGAAAATAATCAGAGAACTTGAAAAGAAAGGGTATAATAAAGTATATTTAGTAAAGTCAGTTGATGAACATTTAATAACAGACGTTCGAGATATAATCGACGAAATTTTAAAACAACATAAAAACATCAGTATAAAATGAAAAAATTAGTATTAGTATTAGGATTAGCAACGTTATTTAGTTGCGAGAAAGAAAATCAAACTTGTGGAACAATCATTGATGACAATGTATATGACTATTCAATCACTATCCGTAAACGTGGTGGAAGAGTTGAAACACACGTGCTATATCCGGGTGACTGGATGAACGCTCACATAGGTCAAGAAATTTGTATTAATAAATAAAAAATAGTTTTTAAACAGGAAACCTACTCAATGAGTGGGTTTTTTTGTGTTTGGTATAGGGATGTATAAGATAGGTATAAGGTAAAATTATTTGTAACTATCTAAAAATGAACAAGGTTAGGGGTATAGGGTAAAAAAGGAACTACTTTGATATTCCTACAAAAGAAAAAATAAAATAAATATTGTTATATATATATTTATTAATTTATTAAATATTAGTAATTCTATCTTATATCCCTATACCAAAGTCTGTAAGCCAACAACAGCAAGGGATTGAAGGTATAAGGTAAAAAAAATTCTATCCTATACCTATCTTATATCCCTATACCAAGAAATTTTATTATATTTGTACCGATAACTTAATTTTTATAATATGAAAAAAATGATTTTAGCGAACTTAAAAGAGTTCTTTGAACAAGGTACATTTAAACCTTTCAACACGTTAGCAGAATTAGAACATTTTGTTTTAGAATCTAACAACCTCATCCCCGAAATAACAATTGATAATTGTATTTTCACTCTCAAAGGAATGAAAAACAACGAAGATGAACAAGTTATAATTTACAATTTTAACAAATAGTAATTATGATTAGTTATTGGAAGTCTGTAAAGTCTGTTAAAGACTCTACGGAAGAAACAACTATTGATGTTTTCATTGATAGAGTTAAAAACGGATATTGGCGTGAAATGATAGCACCAATTAGAGCTGAAAAAGACAAGGAAAAACAAAAACTTTTAAAGGATAAACTTCCAGCTGTTACAATTGCAGGTACTTTTAAAGAAAGAAATGAAAAATCTTTATTAGCTCACAGCGGTTTTATGTGTGTAGATATTGATAATTTTTCTGATAACACAGCCTTAATTAATGACCCTTACACATATTGCTGTATGAAGTCAGTAGGTGGCAATGGTTTTGCTGTAATAGTTAAAGTAAATCATGAAAAACATAAGGATAGTTATAGATGGATTGAAAAGTATTATCTAACTAAATATGGAGTATTAGTAGATTCAGCACCGAAAAACACAGCAAGCGCGCGCTTTATTACATTTGATGAAAATTTATATATAAATACAAAATCAAAGAAAGCTCAATCATTAATTGAAAAACCATTAAAACCAAAATCATTAGCTATAATCGTTCCAAGTAATGAGATAGGTGAATTAGTTGACCAGGTACATACAAATGTATTAGAAGATTATAATGATTGGCTTTGTTTTGGCTTATCTTGTGTAGAAACTTTCCAAGAAGAAGGTAGAGTTTATTTTCATAAAATGAGTAGCTTATCTTTAAAGTATGACGCTAACATTTGTGATAAAAACTACGACTATTTATTAAAAAGAAAAGGTCAAGGAATAACAGCAGGAACTTTTTATTACTATCTAAAACAAGCAGGTGCAGATATTTCTAAATATTCAGCAAATAAAGTTGTAAATGAAATAGCTTTAAATAAACGTATAGGTATTTCTAAAAGTGAATCAGCAATTGAGCTTTCTAAGAAAGAAAATTTATCAATAGAAGAAGCAAAAGAATTAGTTGAAGAAATATATGATAGAAATGATATTGATGTTAGGCATCAAACAGGTACAGAAAATATAATTATAAACGTATCTAATTTCATTTTTAAGAAACACCAACTAAAAAAGAATACCATTACACACAAATACGAAATAGATGGTAAAGAAATGCAGAAAGAACATTTTAACTCTTTGTATTTAAAAGCTCGTATGACTTTTGATGATAACGCTGTTACATATGATTTAATCGAACGTATCATTATGTCCGAAGCTACGTTGGAATTCAATCCTATACAGCAGTATATTGAATCTAATAAGCATAGAAATACAACAGGGAATGTAGATAAGATGGTTGAAACTATTTTAAGTAGAAGTTCAATGAAAAAGACCTGGATAAAAAAATGGTTGATTTCAATAGTTGCCTGTTATGATGGTCATCCTGTACGTTCCGTTTTATGTTTAACAGGTGGTCAAAATACAGGTAAAACAGAATGGTTTAGAAGATTGCTACCGGCAGGATTACAGAAGTATTACGCTGAATCAAATATGGATAAAGGAAAAGATGATGAACTTTTGATGTGTGAAAAGCTAATTGTTTTGGATGATGAAATGGGGGGTAAATCAAAACAAGATGAAAAAAGATTTAAAGAGCTTACTTCAAAAAACTTCTTTTCACTTCGCGCGCCTTATGGAAGACACAATGAAGATTTTAAAAGACTTGCATTGTTATGTGGCACAACAAATGATAAGGCAGTAATTAATGACCCAACAGGTAACACACGTATTTTACCAATTGAAGTAGATACAATAAACCACGACTTATATAATTCTATTGATAAAGATGAATTATTTATGGAGCTATACAGAATGTACACAACAGGGGTGCAATGGCAATTAGATAAAGACGAGATTCAAATATTGATGGAAGTATCATCTGAGTTTGAAACTATACCTTTTGAAAAGGAATTAATACTTAGATTCTTTGAAGTTCCAAATGATGATGAAGGATTTATTTTAATGACAGCAACAGGCATAAAAGATGTTATTGAAACTAATTCAAAACAAAAAATACTTTCAATGAAAAACTTTGGCACTATGTTAAAGAAAATCTTTGGTGACCAGGTGCAAAAAAAAGATGGTTGGAAGTATAAGGTAAAAGAAAAATATGGACTTAAAGACGAAACAAAGTCATGGATAGATTAAATTTAAGAGATTACCAAGAAAAATATATTTCTGAATTAAGAAGTAGTTTTTATAAAGGTAATAGAAGAGTGATTTTATGTGCGCCTACGGGCGCAGGTAAAACCATAATGTTTTCTTATATGACTAAAAGCGGTCATTTAAAAGGCAATAAAGTATTAATACTTACGGATAGAAAAGAATTATTCTCGCAGTCAGATAGCGTATTATGTAGAATGGGTTTAACACCTCAATTAATTGCGCCTGGTGAAAATATAGATTTAAATGAAAATTTATATGTAGGAATGATTCAGACCATTATGCGTAGGATTGATTCACTAAAAGAATGGATTAATACATTAGACTTAATCATTATTGATGAAGCTCATAAATCAATATTTGATAACTTATTTAAGTATGTAAACGAGAAGACTTTTGTAATAGGAGCAACAGCAACACCATTTAGAGATGGTAAACAGCGTGCTTTATCTGAATTTTACACCGATATAATTCAAGTTATAGATACACCTGAATTAATTAACAAAGGTAATTTATCAAAACCCATTTCTTATGGCGTTAAAATAGACCTTAAAGGCGTTAAAACGAAAGGCGGTGATTATGATGAAAAAAGTTTAGCTAATAAATATTCTGAAATTAAATTATTTCACGGAGTTTATGACAATTATCAAAGATTAACACCTGGTAAAAAAGCTATTATTTTTTGCCCTAATATAGATTCATCAAAAGAATTAGTTGAGTCATTTAATGAAAAAGGATTACAAGCAATGCACGTTGATTGTTATATGAATAATCGAGATGAAATAATTGAATGGTTTGAAAATACACCAGGTGCAATTTTATCTAATTATGGAATACTTACAACAGGTTTTGATTGTCCGACAATAGAAGTAGTAATATTATATAGAGCAACAAAGTCTTTGCCTTTATTCCTTCAAATGGTTGGTCGTGGTTCACGTGTAACAAGTTTAAAGAATAACTTTACAATATTAGATTTTGGCAATAATATTAGACAGCATAATTATTGGGAAGAACCGAGAAAATGGTCATTAGATAAAAAAGAAAAGAAAGAAGGTGCAGCACCTATTAAAGAATGTGTTTGCGGTTATTTGCTTTACGCTTCCATTATGGAATGTCCTGAATGTAATCATATATTTGAAAAAAGTGAACAAGAAAAGGATAAAGATATTGTTGTTGAGCTTCAAGAACTTTCAAAAACAAAACTAAAAAATAGAATAGAAAAGGCAGATTTTAAAGAATTAGAACTTATTGCTATTGCAAAAGGGTATTCAAAGAATTGGATATTTCACCAATTGAAAACAGAAAGTGATTTTATTGAGTATGGAAAGTATAAAGGTTTTAAGCCTGGATGGGCGCAAATGCAAATATTAAAAAGAATAGTATGAAGAGCGAAGACAAAATACAACAAGAAATGGTAATGTGGTATAGAAACACTTATTGTTTAAAACATCACAATCCAAGAAATATAATTTTCAGCGTTCCAAATGATTCAAAGAATGCAGTTGAACAAATGAGAAAAATTAATACAGGCTTATATGCAGGCGTTTCAGATTTGATAGCTATACATTTTGGTAAAGTTATTTTTATTGAAGTAAAAACCGAAACAGGTAAACAAAGTGACAAACAAAAAGACTTTCAACAGCTAATTGAAGCACAAGGATTCAAGTATTATGTTGTACGTTCACTCGATGAATTAAAATTATTATTAAAATAAATTACATTTAGTTTGTATAAGTGTAATTATATTGTATCTTTGTAGAAATTAATATTAAAAGTTATGGGATATTATAATTCAATTCAAGAAGCTAAATCTTTTTTAATAAGTTTTGGGTTTGAAATTTCAGCTAATGTTTATGGTGAAATTGAATACTTAAACAAAAAAGGTGATAAATTGACAATGCGTAAGTATAAAGATGGTACTTGCAAAATTTGGTAATAAAAAATAAAACAATTAATAATCTAAAACAAAAAGTTATGAAAATTTATCAGAAGTTATTAGAAGCAAAAAAGAGCTTCAGTAAAATCCACAAGAATGCAAAAAATCCACACTATAAATCGAGTTATACAGATTTAAGTGCATTACTAGAGGCTATTGAACCAACGCTATTAGATAATGGCTTATTGATACTACAACCTGTTTTAAATGGTAAGGTAATAACGCAGATAATTGACGTTGAGAGTGGGGAAAAAATAGAATCAATAATTGAATTGGATGGTAATCTTAATCCACAACAGAGAGGTAGTCAAATAACATATTACAGACGCTATAGTTTACAGAGTTTATTATCGTTAAGTTCAGAAGATGACGATGCAAATAATGCTAGTAAAAACATTAAACCTAAAAACCCTACTTTGTCAGAGAAAGCATTTGAACAATTAGTAGAGCGTGTATTAAATGGAGAAACAGAATTGATTGAAAAGGTTAAACAAAGCTATGAATTGACTGGAAAACAAAGTGTTGAGTTAGATGAAATAATAAAAAATAATTAGTATATTTGTATACGAGGATAGGATGGATTGATCCCCATTTGAAAGGCTTTGCGTTTTGCTTTCCTCGTTTCTTTAAAACGCACTTAATTTAAAACGTATAAAAAATGCAAGAAATCTTTAAAGGTGTTGTTGGGTATGAGGGATTGTATGCTATCAGTAATGTTGGCAATGTTATTAATTTAAAAACAAAAAAAATAATAAAGCCACAAAAAAACAATGTTGGGTATTACCATGTAGTACTGTATAACAAAGGAATTAAGAGAACAATTTTAGTTCATAAATTAATAGCAATAACTTTTTTAAATCACATTCCTTGCGGTCATAAATTAATTATTGATCATATCAATGGTGTAAGAAGTGATAATCGTTTAGAGAACTTGCAGTTAATTACTCAAAGAGAAAATGTATGTAAAGCAAACGTAACTGGTAAAAGTATATATAAAGGTGTTTATTGGAATACTGGTGTAAATAAGTGGGTTAGTCAAATACATTATTTAGGTAAAAGATTGCATTTAGGTTGTTTTACAGATGAATATGATGCACATACAGCATATCAAAATAAATTAAAAGAAGTGTTAGGATGAGAAACGAAGATATATACCACGAAGTAAGCGAACAAGAACAGGCACATTTAGAGTGTGCCTTGTTAGAAGAAATACTAATCAATTTAAATAAATAGTTATGCAAGAAGAATTAATGAGTGTAAGGTTGATTGATAGGTTTATCAGTATGACAAAAACAGGAGCGTGGAGTGGTAGAGGTATAGATTTTGAAACCTTACTAAATATGCTAAATTCAATTAAAGAAGTAATAATAGAAGAAAATCAAAAATAATATGGAAAAGAGTTTATACGTAATCAAAGAGGAATATTTAGATTTAATTTCACAGGTTGAACAAGCAGAAGGTGAACTAACACTTGAGTTAGAAAGTGCTTTAACAATTAATAAAGCAGAGTTAGAAGTAAAATCGATAGCTTATGTAGAAGTCATTAAGCAAAGAGAGTCTTTTAATGCTCGAATAGATGAAGAAATTAAGCGCTTACAAGCCATTAAGAAAGCAAATGATAATCTTGTATTAAGACTTAAAAACAATCTTTTAAATGCGGTCAATATGTTTGGTAATTTTGAAGCTGGATTTTTAAAACTAAGTACAAGAAAATCTAAATCAGTAGAAGTAACGATTGATACAAACGATTTACCGAAAGAATTTAAAAGCATTAAGGTAACGGAAGCTCCTGATAAGACTGCGATAAAGAAAGCAATCGAAAGCGGTCAAGAAGTAGAAGGTTGTCGATTAGTAGAAAATATTAATTTAGCAATAAAATGAAAAAAACAATAATTATAAAAGGTCAAGTATATGGTGAAAATTATACTATTTACAGAGACAAAAAACAAATCTTAGAACACTATGAATACTATAAACTAAAACAAGGCTCTTTAAATTTGTTAGGTTATTTGCGAGACCAAAAGATGTTGTTTGAACGTGAGCATAAAGCTAAAATTGACCGACAAAAATATAAGGAAAAATTAACCAAAACATTATTTGAATTAAAAGACGAATTTAACTATATGTCAGACAAAGACGTATATAATGTAACTCGAAAAGTAGTAAGCGAAATATTAAATTATCAATAAAATGAAAGAAACTAAAATAAAAGCGGTGTTAGAACACTTGAAAACAAAAGGTAACATTTCACCTTTGGAAGCAATCCACCAATATAACGCAACTCGATTGAGTAGTATTATCTTTGACTTAAAAAGAAAAGGATATAACATACATACTATTATTGAGGAATACAAAGGCAGTAGATTCGCACGATATTTTTTAACAAAAGAATTATGAAAGTAGCAATAGGAATAATGTGTATTTGGTGTTTAAGCTCGTTTTACGAAAGTACATGGTATAACTTAGAAGGTAACATAACAAAAAGCGGTGAGGTCTTTAAAAGCAATAAAATGACCGCAGCAAGTAATAAGTTCCCAATAGGTGCAATACTTAAAGTAACTAACAAGGACAACAAGAAATCTGTTATAGTTCGAATAAACGACACAGGGAAAATGCCAAACCACGTAATCGACCTTAGTAAAGGTGCATTTAGTAAGATAGCTAACTTAGAGGAAGGCAGGATAAATGTTAAAGTAAATATAATAAAATGGAAAAATTAATCTTAGAATGGGCAGACAAAAGAAGGCTGTTAAAGTATGATAACCGCTTTCAACAATTTCTTAAGTTTTCAGAAGAACAAGGTGAACTTGCGAAAGCTATGTTAGAAAACGATAAGACCGAAATAAAAGATGCATTAGGTGATTGTGTGATAACATTGGTTATATTAGCAGCACAATTAGGGTACTCATTAGAAGCGTGTACCGAGATAGCATATAACGAAATTAAAAACAGAAAAGGTGAAACAAAGAATGGAACGTTTATACGTGAAAAGTAGAAAATCTAAGGCAGAACTTTTGTACCTTAGACATAAATTGAGAGGTGGTAAATGTACCTTTAGAGCTTTAAAAAATAAACTTAAAAACCAAAAAAATGACGACAACAACTGAAACAATTAAAGAAAAACTTCAACGTCAAATTGACGAAATGAAAGCACAATTATCTGGAAATCTCTTTGACGATATGGAACTACACAACCAAATCTATGAATTGAAAAAGTTAATCAATCCAGAGATAGTAAATAACCCTCAATCAGACCTTGACGAATGCGAAGCCTGCGGTAGTTAATAGCTTATAACGTTTTGCGTATATGAGTATGTATTTAAAATTTAAGCGATGAGATATTACATTTATGTTTATTGGCAACAAGGAAATATTGGTGCTAAACAGGTTGATACATTAGAACAACAACCGAAAGATGGTTTTGAAACCGAAAAAGATGCAGAAGAATATTTACTTAACCTTATTGAAAAAAGGGAAGGATATTATTTTGAAAGGGAATGGTATAAGTTTACTATTTTGAAAACTTGGAACTCTAAGAGTGCGTTGGATAAATTTTAAATATTACTTATATACGCTGTTATGGCATCGTTTTAATGTGCCATAACTACCATATAAGCGCACGTTTTAATGGCGCTTATGAAATGTTATAAGCATTAAAAATAAAGTAATTAATAATCTAAAATAAAACAATCATGAGTGCAATTATCAGTTTATCAATCGATGTAACGAAAATCGACAAAACAAAATTAGTAGATGGAAAGTATTTAAATACTCAAATCTTCATCAATGACGAAACAAAGTATGGTAACAATGTTTCAATGGCTTATAGTCAATCAAAAGAAGAAAGAGATAGCAAAGCGAAAAAAGAATACTTTGCGAATGGCAAGGTCGTATGGACTGACAACGTGATTAAAGTAGCTGAGAAAGAAGATAAACCAGCACAAGAAACAAAACAAGTTGTTGATGATTTACCATTTTAATTATTATATTTGTAAGCCAAGTTAAAAAAAAGGGAGTAGTCGGTTAATCGTAACGTTGCTCCCTTATTAATTCAAATCAAATGACAAATCAAATAATAATTTACTCATTCGTAATTATCCTACTTCACCAAGAACTTAATATAGGTTACTACTTGCGTAAGTGGACAGGACAACGAATAAGTAAACCAATTAAAGTATTAGATTGCCTACCTTGTTTCTCCTTTTGGATTACATTAATAGGCACATTATTAACAACACAAAACTACCTTGTACCAATGGTGGTTTTTTTAATTTTCAAAATTTATGATTCTATCAAAACAGGCTTTTGATTCTTTCGAGAAAGTAAAGCAAACGATAATTGACCGCAAGGTAAAAACTACGGATAGCGAGATGCTACTTCTAAACGAAGTGTATGCAGAAATAACAGGCAAACCGATAAACAAAGGATGCACAGGATGTATGATAACAGTGTACCAAATCCTTAATAATTGGTTAGATCAATTCTATGCAAAGCAACCGAAAGAAGTAGTAGTAAAGAAAACACGAGTACGTAAACCAAAAGCGTAAGGTTATGAATGCTAAATCAAACGACTTCATACAATCAATAGAGAAACACGCAGATGTATATATAAGTGAATGCTTATCAAACACGAAAGAAGTAGTATCAGGAAGCGGTAAAGTAATAGAGGTTAGAGATAGGCATATTCCTACGATTGAATACTTTTTAAATATATGGTTGCCATTATTGAAACTCGATACAATGGCAAAGTCTACGTTTTACGAATGGTTAAAGTCAGAAGATGAAACTAAATCGAACACTATAAAAAGTATTAACGATAAATTTAAGGCTTTAGCAACCGATATAGTAGCGAATGAAGGTAAAGGTATATTCTATGCTAAAAATCGTTTAGGAATGCACGATAAACAACATATTGAGAATAAGAATGTAGAAAAATTCGACTTCGATGTCAACGATTAAAGGTTACAAGCCACACGAAAAACAATTACTTATTCATAACTCAATCAACAAAGAGAGTTACAAATACTATATTCTAAACATAGGTAGGCAGTTTGGTAAAACAATGTTAGGTATTAATCAAATGCTTTACTGGGCTATAAATCATAAAGGTTGCTCTATTGCGTGGGTAACACCTATCTACAAGCAAGGAAAGAAAGTGTTTGATGAGTTGGAAGCAGTTACCAAAAATAGTGGCTTATTTGAATACAATCGAAGTGATTTAACAATAAGTGGCTTTGGATCAAAAATTCAGTTTTTTAGTGGTGAACGTCCTGACAACATTCGAGGGAATACATTTGACTATCTAATAATAGATGAAACAGCATTTACACGTTCGGAATTATGGAGCGAAGTATTAAGTGCAACAGTCTTAGTTAAGGGTAAGAAGGTAATATTTATCTCAACACCGAAAGGGAAAAATCACTTCTACCAATTATCAATGCAGCATAACTACGATGAGAGATACAAGTACTTTCAGTTTACAAGTTATGACAATCCTATGATTGATAAGGCTGATTTGGATGAGCGTAAAAGAAGTTTACCTGATCACATATTTAGACAAGAATATTTAGCAGAATTTATAGACAATGCAAGCGGTTTATTTAAACACGTTGATCAAGCTATCAAACAACCTACTGAGAATAATACTCAACTTTATGCTGGTTTAGATATAGGTAGAGCAGACGATTACACGGTACTTTCAATAGTCAACAAATACAATCAAATGATTTACGTTGAGAGATGGAGACATGACGAATGGAATACTATCATTGATAAGGTAGCAAACAAAATTAAAGAGTATAGAGCTCAAACATTTGTAGAGGTGAATAACCAAGGGGATGTATTCTTTGAGATGCTGCAAAATAAGTGTTATGAATATGTACATCCATTTGTCACAAGTGTTTCAACTAAACCAATAATGATTGAAGATTTAGCTGTATTATTTGAGAGTAAAGAAATAA